CCTGATACCTTTGAAGAGCTTTTAGCCTCAGAGAGATACAAACAGGTGGTCGATAAGTTTAAAGACGCCACAGGGTTCACTTCAGACGTTCAAACAGGTATGCAAGGTATTATGCAATTAATGCCGATGATTGGTCAATCATTCCAACAGGTTCAAGCAACAGAAAGTAGGTATAAGTCAGAATTAGAAAGACTTTCTATTAAATTAGTTGCTGATGAAGAAGGATTAACTGAATTTGAGCCAGGGATATATGGAATAAAATCACACCCTGAAAAAAGATTTAGATTAGAGTCTAAATTGGTTGGTATGGGACAAGTAAAACAAGATGATTTTACACAAACACCCGAAGAACCAACAGAAGAAGAATTTGAACAAGAAGAACAAGCATTTGAGACTTTCGAAGACTTAAAATTAGAAAGAGCTAAAAGACGTTTTATAAACGCAATCATGCAAGGTTCATCTAAAAGAGGACATTACATGTACGCATTGGTACAAAGAGAGTTAAGAGAACTAACAGGTTCTGATAACTTATTCAATCAATACGGTATTATGATGACTGCTAACGATATGTTATATTGGCAAGTACCAGCATCGACTATGTTACCGGGAGGTTCTCCTGGTGGTGGTGATGCACCTGTCGGTGGTAGAGAAGAAGTGGATATGGAAACTGACCCACCAACGATTAAAGCTACGGCAATTTCGTTTCCAATTTTATTACACGAACTGATTAAAGGAATTAAAGAATACTTAGGAGCATATTCTATGGATGATTTATCACCTGACCAAGCAGATAAAGTAGTTGAATTAGAAGATACGTTAGATAAGGAGATATGGGATTTAAGATTAGGTCCAGCTATTTGGGATAGATTCAGAGCGTCATATCCACAAGAAGTTTTAATGGATGACGACAAGAAATTTCTACAAAACGCCCTTTATGCTGAGTTTGTTGTGATGGACGCCAAAACATTACTATCATTATCTAATGAGGTAATGAGTGGTACTGATAGAGGTAAGTTAGTTTTACAACAATTAGTTGATGGTATTATTGAAAGAATGAAAGGTGAGGAGTCTGAGGAAGCAATGGAAGAGTTCCGTAACTCTATGGAAGATATTAATGATGGTTTTAGTGATGATGATTTAGGTGACTTTTTGAGTGACTTTGGTATCGGATTGAACTAAACACAAACAATCATATTAAATACTATGGGGGCTTTATGTCCCCATTTTTTTTACATAAAATTATTATTCGCACACTATGAGATTATTATTCGCACAACATTTAGACCCTTCACTTAGGCAGGGTTTTGAATACTTTTTTAACAGAGACCTAAAAGAAGAGATAATCACAATGACTAGGGTGTCTATTAAATCTGCATTAAAATTTTATTCTGACATTCATTTGTATTGTGATAAGGAGAGCGAAAAACATTATAACGATTTACCTATAACATTACACGAATTAAAAACGACACCTGAATTTTTTTGTGGTGCGAAGTTGGAGGTTTTAGAGGACCAAAAAGATTGTGATTTTATTTGGGTCGACCCTGATATTTTTATATCGACTAAGTTTAATATTAAAGACGATGTTAGGTTTATGTATGAGAAAAGCACCACATTGGATGACAAGTATTATGAGAGGTTATCATATTTCTCAAAAAAGTACCCTGAATATCCAATGGTTAGAGAGTGGTTAAATGCTGGATTGTTATGGTTTAAAGATAGGGAGGTTTTAGATTACCATATTAATTTATATAAGGAGTTAATGACTAAAACATTAGACGCTAGAATTGTTGAAACTTGGAATCTTTCACATTGTGCGACACAATTCACTAATCATGAGTTTAGAATGACTACTGAGTATTTACATTTTGATGGGTATAAAAAATTCTTTGGTATTAGTAGAGATATGATAAAACAATTAGATTTATATTTATAGTATATGACTAAACAGGAATTAATAACAGAATACACTAAATGTTTAAAGGACACTCCTTACGCATTGAAGACTTATTTAGAGACGTATGATAATACTCAGTCTAAATACGTCCCCTTTGAATTATTTCCTGACCAAGAACAACTAATAAGGGATTACGACACATATAATGAAAACTTAGCACTTAAGTATAGACAGGCGGGTGTTTCTACGGCAACCTCGGCTTGGGTTAGTAAAAAATTACAATTCGCATCCCCTAAACAACCTGAGAAAGTTCTAATTATTGCGAACAAACTTGATACCGCTAAAGAAATGGCGAATAAGGTTAGAGGGTTTTTGAATCAATGGCCTGAATGGATTAACGTAGGGTTTTCTAAAGATAAAGATTCTCAGTCACACTTCCGTTTGAATAATGGTTGTGAGGTTAAGGCGGTTGCAACCTCTATGGATGCACTAAGGGGGTACACACCAACGGTATTGGTTTTTGATGAAGCGGCATATATTGATGCCGGTAACGATTTTTGGGCGGCATGTATGGCGTCTCTATCTACGGGTGGTAAAGTAATCGTAGTATCAACACCTAACGGGTTTGATAAAATTTATTATGAGATATACGCTCAGAGCCAACAAGGGTTAAACGATTTTAAGATTACCGAAATGGTATGGTATAAAGACCCTAGATTCACCAAAGACTTAAAGTGGATAAAAACTAAAGACATTGTTGACTACATTCTAAATAGGGATAAATATAACGACGATGAGGTGGTATTAATAGAAAATAATCAAGATGAGTTTTCTAAATTAATTAAGAAAGGTTATAAACCATATTCTAGTTGGTTTGAACAAATGTCTAAAAAATTAAAATATGATAGACGTAAGATATCACAAGAGTTAGAGAACAATTTCTTAGGTTCGGGAGATAACGTAATACCTCCTGACACCATTGAAATGATAAGGGAACGAATGTTAGAAGAACCTAAAGAAAAGTATATGGCGGGTCAAATGTGGGTTTGGAATGAACCGATTAAAGACCACAGGTATATTATGGGTGTTGATGTGTCTCGAGGAGATTCCGAAGATTCATCGTCTATTTGTATAGTCGATTTTGATACCAGAGAACAAGTTGCTGAGTACTTAGGTAAGATACCCCCCGACGAATTAGCGGATGTTTGTTTCAAATGGGGTAGTATGTATTCAGCATTTACAGTTGTAGATATCACAGGAGGTATGGGGGTTGCAACGGTAAGGAAACTACAAGAATTAGGATATAAAGACTTATATGTTGATGGTATCAATGCGTTTGATAAATGGTCTTGGAATCCTAAGGCACATGAAAAAATGCCAGGTTTATCGTTTAACAGTAAACGAACACAAATAGTCGCTGCCTTTGAGGAGTCATTAAGACATAATTTTGTTGTAAAATCAACCAGATTAGTAAATGAAATGAATACCTTTGTCTATATTAATGGGAAGGCAGACCATATGAAAGGTCATCACGATGATTTAATTATGGCTATGGCGATGTGTGTATATGTTGGTGAATTCTCATTTTCACTATTAAAAAAGTCAGAAGCATCAACAAAGGCATTATTAGAGGGATGGACAGTTACAGATAGTCCTAACACACCTCAACCACAACAGAACAGTAATAGAAGACAATTAGGGTCACTGGACCCGTTTAGAGGTATCGCACCAAATAACCCATCAAATCCAAACCGTGTTGCCGGTAGACAAGACTATTCGGATTTTTCATGGTTAATGGGTGGTAAAAGAAGAAATAATTAATATTGACTTAGAATAATATTTCAACTAATATTATTTTGAATATTTATATGTTAACATGGCAGAGCAAAATTATACAATTTATCAAAGATTAGGTAAACTATTTGGAGGAACTACAGGAGCAAGTCCTGTTAGTGACCCAGCACCTACATACAATTTTGATAAGAAAGAATTGTTAAGGACTACGGATAGTGCGGAGTATGAACAGGAAAAACTACAAGCACAACAAGCGTTGTTCTTAAATAACCAATGGACTAAAATTGATAGTCAGTTATACCAACAGGCGGTTTTTCATGAACCAAATAGGATGGCTGCGTATTATGATTATGAGTCTATGGAGTTTACTCCTGAGATATCAGCGGCTTTAGATATATATGCTGAAGAAGCAACGACATTGTCAGAACAAGGGTATATCTTAAATGTTTATTCAGAGAGTAAAAGAATTAAATCAATATTAGGTGATTTATTTAACAACATATTAGACATTGACACTAACTTACCTATGTGGACTAGAAACACATGTAAGTATGGTGATAATTTTCTTTATCTTAAATTAGACCCAAAGAAAGGTATTATTGGTTGTAACCAATTACCGAATATGGAAGTTGAAAGAATAGAGAAAGGAATGAATGTTCACGGGTCAAGTGGTAATCAAAGTAATTCTTCAGAATCAAGAGAAACCAAATATGTTTGGAAAGAAAAAGATATGGAGTTTAATGTGTGGGAAATAGCACACTTTAGATTATTGGGTGACGATAGAAAATTACCTTATGGTACTTCTATGTTAGAAAAAGCAAGACGTATTTGGAAACAATTAGTTTTGGCTGAGGATGCGATGTTAATCTATAGAACTTCAAGAGCACCTGAAAGAAGGGTATTCAAAGTATTTGTGGGTAATATGGACGATAAAGATGTCGACCAATATGTACAACGAATTGCGAATAAGTTTAAAAGAGATAATGTAGTAGACCCTGCAAATGGGCAAGTGGACCAAAGGTATAATCAAATGGCGGTTGACCAAGATTACTTTATCCCTGTACGTGACCCTAACGCACCTAACCCAATCGATACACTACCAGGAGCACAAAACCTTTCTGAGATTGCTGATATCGAATACATACAAAAGAAATTATTAGCGGCACTTCGTATACCTAAAGCATTTTTAGGGTTTGAAGATGTGGTCGCTGACGGTAAAAACTTATCATTACAAGATATACGTTTCGCAAGAACTATTAATCGTATTCAAAAGGCAATGATTCAAGAGTTAAATAAAATTGCCGTAATCCATTTATATATGTTAGGGATGGAGGATGAACTTAATAACTTTACATTAGGTTTAACAAATCCTTCGACACAGTCTGACTTACTTAAGGTTGAGGCTTGGAAAGAAAAGATATTACTTTATAAAGATGCGGTAAGTGACCCAGGAAATGGTATATCTGCAGTATCACACACATGGGCTAAGAAAACAATTTTAGGTATGTCTGATGAAGAGGTTAAACTTGATTTACAACAACAACGTTTTGAAAAGGCGATTGCTAGTGAATTGGAAACGACATCAGAAGTGATAAAGAAAACAGGTGTCTTTACAAATATAGATGAATTATACGGAGACCCTGATGCTCCTGAACCTACAGGTGATGTGGATGATGGTTCTGATATGGGAGGTATGGGAGACACAGGTATGGATTCCCCAGCAACGGAAGAACCTACTGACGATATCCCAATGGACACTGATGGTGGTGAATTAGGTGAGAGTAATACCGAAGAAGATTTATCCATTATATTAGAAACTAAGGACTTTGGTGTCCCTAAAAAATTAAATCTAATGAAGGGTCAAGAAGTAACTACTGAGTTAGAAAAAAAGCTTAAAAATATCTTAGGAGAGTAATTAATACAAACTTTAAGATATTTATTAGTAAACACATTGTAATATGATTGCTTTAGGAAAATTAAGACAACAGGTTTATACTCGCTTAGCCGAAGAATATACAAACAAAGAAACGTTTAAAAAAACGTTCAATACAATAATGACTGTATTAAATGAAAACAAATCTCTTAATAAGGTTTTTAACATTTATACAGATTTCGAAACCAGACACATTTCTAGTAAAGAAATTGCTTCAGAGTTTATCATTGAGGCAGTAAATGAAATCAAATCTTTAATGACTAAAGATTATGTTTCAGGGGTTAAGAAACTTTCTACGTTGGTTGGTCAAGTAAAATGTAATGAGAATGAAACTACAAAACATTTAGATATTTTAGTTCACAATCACGGTTACGAAACATTAGTGGAACGTATCGAGTCAAAGAATACTTTAGTTGGTATTTTAACCGAACCTAAAGAGATTAAGGAGTCTACTAATCCTGTAACACAATCAATATTATCTTCTTTATTGGTAACTAAATTTAATGACAAATTTTCGGTAATGACTGAATCTGAGAAAGAAAAGTTTAAGAAATATACTGACATGAATACGTCAGAAGTTAATGATATAGTTACTGAATTAAAAACACAACTTAGAGAGTCAATTAATGAATTGAAGTCTAATGTTGAATTAAAAGAGATTGTTTTAGAAGTTGAAAAGAAAGTAGACGAGAGTGGTTCTGATTTATTATCTTTAGTAAAATTAGAACAACTTAAAGAAAGTTTATCTTAAAGTTCTTCTCTATCACTTTTAGCTTGTAGGTATACCGCCTTAGATTTTTGTTTTCTTTTAATAGACGAAGGTTTTTCGTGATATCTGTTTTCTCTTATTTTTTGTTGTTGTTTAACGTTACGAACTTTCCTTTTATACCTTTTCAAGGCTCTTTCGATAGATTCATTTTTTCCTAATTTTATAATTAACATATATTGTATTTAAATTCTTATTTATTATAAATATACGGAATATCTTTGTATTATACAATACTTCTAAAAAAAA